GCCTCACCTGGCTCACCCGCGCCGAAGACCTCACCCTCATCCCCGGCAGCCCCCTCACCCTCTACTGGACATCCGAACCGTCTGACAGCCCGAACCAGCACGGCGAAGGCGGCTCCACCTTCCTCCAGGGCGCCACCTACACCCTGCAACTCGACCTCGAATTCAGCGGCCTCGACGGCAACGAGTACCTGTCCATCCGCACCCTCGCCATCCCCGCCGCCGGAGGCACCCCCGTCCCCGGCGGATCAGTTCAGGTCGACGGCCGCGGCGACGGCACCAGCCTCGTCAAGCGAACCGTCAACCTCACCGGCCGCATCACCACCGACAGTCGCCTCGCCATCGAGGTCACCGCCGAAGGCGCCACGGCCACCCTGGAGTACGCCCGAGTGCAGGGTCTGTCCTGGGCCCTGTGAGTGAGCCAGATCGATGAGCCGACACTCGGCGAGCTGCTACGCGACGTCCAATCCGACGTCCGCGCCATCCGCGACGCGCAAGTCTCCTACCTCACCAAGGAGATGTACGACGTGAGGGAAAAGGCGCTGGAACGGCGCGTGACAGCCCTGGAGGAAAGCCGGCAGACGTGGGTGCGGCTCGTTGTGTCAGCGTTCGCACTGCCGTTACTCGTTCTCCTGGTCGCCTTCGCCCTTGGGGTGAAGCCATGAGGAAGAACCTGATCTGGCTCGCATGCGTAGTCGGGCTCGCGTTCGCCATTGTGGCCGGGCTGGCGTACGTGTCGCAGGTGTCAGACCGGGTGAAGCGCCTGGAGTCGGACCGAACCGCCCTGTCGCGGCAGGTACGCGACCTCGGCGGAACACCTGTGGTCGGCCCTCGCGGCGAGGACGGATCGGATGGGCAGGATGGGGCTGTCGGACCCTCCGGGCCTCCCGGGCCTACCGGATCGCCGGGACAGGACGGCAAGGACGGCGCTGACGGGGCTGCGGGGAAGCCGGGCCCGAGCGGATCGCCTGGACCTTCTGGTCAGCCCGGCAAGGACGGCCAGGACGGCCGTAACGGAACCGATGGCGCACCCGGTCCCATCGGCCCATCCGGTCCGACAGGCCCATCAGGGCCACCTGGCCCGACCGGTCCACCCGGACCTGTTGGACCGCAAGGCGACCAAGGGCCGCCAGCGTCCGCCTGCCCTACCGGCTACCTCGGCACCGACCTCGACTGGCAGGGCGACACGTACTTCGTGTGCAGGAAGGAGACGACACCGTGACCGATGAGCCGTACCCGTGGGTCCGCCGCACCACCGAGCGTGGCAAGGCCTACGACGCGTTCCGCGAATTCCTCAACCAAGGACCCCGTCGTACCGTCATCGCCACAGCCGAAGCCGTAGGCATCACCAAGGACTCCGCCTACGAACTGTCCAAGCGGCACGACTGGAACGCCCGAGCCACCGCCTACGACCAGCACCTCGCATCCGCAGCAACCGACGGCCTCGCCTCCCAGATGGCATCCGCCCGGGACGACAACCTCACCCTTGCCGACAAGCTCCGCAGCCACCTGACCGACCAGCTCGACGGCTTCATCCGCAGCCGTGAAGATCCCACCGTCCGCTGGTCACAAGCCCTCGCCGCCATGGTCCGCCTCGAAGAGCACGCGTTCCGCCTGAAGGACGACCCGAAGACCACAGCTGCCCGCAGCCGCGTCGAGGAATACCTCCAGCGCATCGAGAACGCCGGCCAGGCATGATCCTCACCCCGGCCGAACTGGCTGCCCTTACCCCTGCAGAGCTTGAGGAGCTTGCCGAGGGGCTGGAGAAGCTTGTCCTGGACCGGGAGGCCGGCAAGGTCCCCTGGCTGTGCGACATCCCCGACTGCGACGGGCAGCCTCACCCGGGACGCCCAGGACGGCACTCCCGCGCCGCGCAGCGCCCGCCCGAGGGTGACGACTGGGACGTGTGGCTCGCCCTGGCAGGCCGCGGCTGGGGTAAGACGCGCACTGGCGCCGAGTGGGTCATCGAGCAAGCCCGCCACCTCGAACGTGGCGCGCTCATCGGCCCGACTGCCGCGGACACCCGCGACATCCTCGTCGAGGGCGAGTCCGGCATCCTTGCGAGCGCGCCAGCCACGTTCCGCCCCGACTACCAGCCGTCCAAGCGCCGCCTGGTCTACCCGAACGGCGCCATCCAGGTCTGCTACTCCGCTGACGAACCCGACCGGCTCCGCGGCCCCCAGCACCACTACGGCTGGTTCGACGAGCTCGCCGCCTGGCGGTACCTCCAGTACGCGTGGGACATGGCGCAGATGGGCATGCGCCTCGGCCAGCATCCCCGCATCTGCATCACCACCACCCCGCGGCCCCTTCCGCTGGTGAAGCAGCTGCTGAAGGACGAGCGGACGGCCGTGGTCCGCGGCTCCACCTACGACAACCTCGACAACCTGGCTGACACGTTCCGTCGGGCCGTTATCGCCAAGTACGAGGGGACGACCCTCGGCCGGCAGGAGCTCGACGCCGAAGTCCTGGAGGACCTGCCTGGCGCGCTGGTGGCTCGTGCGCTGATCGACCGGGCCCGGGTCACGCCGGCCGAGGTGCCAGAGCTGATCTCCATGGCGGTCGGCATGGACCCCGCGGGCACGGGCGCCGGCGACGAGACGGGCCTTGTCGTGACCGGCTGGGGCGTGGACCAGCACCACTACGTCCTCGCCGACGCCTCCGCCAAGCGCACCCCAGACCAAGCGGCCAGGGCCGCCTACGCCCTGCTGGAGGAGCACGGCGCGACGTACATCGTTGTCGAGGACAACGGGCCGAAGGACTGGCTGGAGGAGGTCCTCAAGCGCGTATGGCGGGACCTCCACCCCGGAGAGACGACCCCGCCGCCGATCCGCCGCGTCAACGCCTCCAAGGGCAAGAAGCTCCGTGCGCAGCCGGTAGCAATGCTGTACGAGCAGGGCCGCGTCCACCACGTCGGCTCCCTGCCAGAGCTGGAGGACCAGCTGACCACGTGGATCCCCGAGGAGTCCCCGAACTCGCCCGACCGGGTCGACGCCGAAGTCCACGCCATCACCTACCAGATGAAACGGGACCGCGGCACACGCACTGAGCTGGTCAACCCGCACACAGCAGCACGCAGGGCAGGGCGCGTGGCAGCACAGCATCCGGCACTTAAGGCACGACAAGCCGCTCGAAGGGCATGATGGGACTGAAATGGAAACGTATCCGCTTGTGATCGCGGTGGTGATGGCGCTGGCAACCGCCCGCGTCACCCGCCTCATTACCCGCGACCGCATCCTCGCGGCACCCCGTCGAGCCGTCCTCAACGCCCTGCCTGACGATCACCTGATCGCCTACCTGATCGTGTGCGACTGGTGTGTCTCGGTCTACACGGGCTCGCTTGCCGCCGCAGGTGGGGCGTGGGCGGGCTGGTGGGCGTGGTCGTGGGTTCCGGCGCTCGCGCTCGCGTTCAGCTACACCACGGGCTACCTGGCGTCCCGGGAGGGCGAAGACTGATGGCGATCTTCCGCAGGCGCACCAAGGATGGCCCGCTGCTCCCCGAGCAGCTCGACGCGACCATCACCCCCCGCAGCATCACCGCAGCAGCGATGCCGATGGCCGGCCCCGGCGTGAAGCTCGCGGACCGGGCCCGCAAGTTCAACAGCAACTCGGATTGGCAAAAGCAGGGCTGGTACTACTACGACGTCATCGGCGAGCTGCGGGCACCGCTCGTGTGGATCGCCAACGCCGTCAGCCAAGCTGACATCCACGCCACCGAACTCGACCCCGCCACGGGCAAGCCCACCGGCCCGACGGAGAACCCAACCGCCATCCAGGCCGCGGCGCAGGTCCTCGGGGGAGCCGCCAAGCGGGCCACACTCCTCCGCGTCCTGGCCCTCTGCTGGCAGGTACCCGGCGAATCCTGGGTCATCGTCCGACCCCGCGGGGCCAAGATGCCGGATGAGTGGATCGTGCTGCCGCCGTCGCAGGTGACGACGAAGGGGACTGGCGCGACTGCGAGCTGGCAGTACCGGGATCCGAAGCTCGGCACCGATGTCCCCCTCGACACCAGGTCCCGTCTCTTCCGGGTCTGGAACCCGCACCCCTCCGACTTCATTCAGGCCGACAGTGCGGTACGCCCGGCGTTGCCGATCTGCCACGAGATCGAACGCTGCTCTCAGACCATCGCTGCCCAGCTGAACTCCCGGATCGCACTGGCGCCGGTCATGCTGCTCGCCGACGAGCTGGACTTCCCCCGCGGCGAACACGAGACATCGGCCATGGCTCTGATGGATGAGGTGCTTGCCGCGGCCGAGGCGTCAGTTCAGCAGCCCGGAACACCGGCCGCAGTAGTCCCTCTTGGCCTGAACGCCCCGGCCGACATGATCGCCTCAGGTGGCGCGCTGGCGTTCGTGTCACCGACGACAGAGTTCGTGCAGGGCCTTGACGACCTCCGCGACAAGGCCCTCGCCCGGCTCGCGGCCACCCTCGACATGCCCCGAGACGTGGCGGCTGGCACTCAGGGCGAGTCGAACCACTGGAGCGCATGGCAGGTGGAGGAGTCCACCTACAAGATCTTCATTGAGCCGCTGCTCCGCGAACTCGGCGATGCGCTGACCGAGCAGTGGTACCGGCCCGCACTCGTCGCGATGGGCATGACGCCTCAGCAGGCTGACCGTTATGAGATCGGCTGGGACACCACGAACATCGTGGCCCGCCCCGACGACACGGAGAACCTGCGGGACCTGTACGACCGGGTCCTGATCTCCGACGAGTACATGCTGACGGAGAATGGCATCCCGCTCGACGCGATGCCCGACGAGGCGGAGCGGGAGCGCCGGCTGTTGGAGAAGTGGGTGACGTCGTCGCCTGCGATCCTGAGTGAGCCGGGGGTGGCTGAGACGCTGGGCATGCCGGAGCTGGCGGCGGCGCAGGCGTCGGCTGTTGAGGAGGCGCCAGAGCCTCCGCAGGAGCAGCCGCGGGCGCTGCCGGCTACGCAGGACGAGGAACCGGACCCGGAGGGCGTACCGGACGGGCTGACGGCGGCGGCCGAACTGATCGTGTACGACGCTCTGTCGCGCGCGGGCGGACGGCTGCTCACACGAGAGAACCGAGGTCAATTCACCTCCACGCCCAAGCACGAGCTGCACACCGTGATCCCTGTTGAGGAGACGTCCCGACTCCTGGCGGACTCCTTCGCGTTCACCGACCGTGTGGCGGAGGCGTTCGGCGTGGACGCTGTACGCCTGGAACGGGCCCTGGTCGACTACGCGGGCGTGCTGCTGGCTGCTGGCAAGCCGCATAACCGGGATTGGCTGATCACGTCGCTCCGAGAAGTGCTCCAGTGACAACGTTGCCGCCCGATGACGGGCTCCCCCAGCGCCTCCGCGCGGAGGCGTTCATCCGCGAGGGCGAGAACCAGGTGAAACGGACCTGGTTCCGCTCCCTCACACGCTGGCTCGACCGTGTCCGGCCCGCAGTCGTCCAGGGCGACACGGTCGACCCCGCGCGGGTGTCGGACCATCAGGGCTTCTGGACGGAGCAGGTGGACGTCGAGGTCATGCCCGTGGTGTCCGGGATCCTGCATCGGGCGGCGCGGCGTGTGCGCCGGCCTGGGGTTCCGGAGGCGGACACGTGGGTGTCGACCTACCTGAACGAGGCCGGCAACCGCTTGGTCCGGCTGCCGGACGAGGTGTACGGCCTGATCGTCGCCGAGCTGGAACGGGGGATCCGCGAGCAAGAGTCGATCCCGGACATCGCGGCGCGGGTGTCCACCGTCCTGACGGCGACGGGGTCGGAGCGGTGGCCGCATCGGGCGGTGACGGTGGCACGAACGGAGACGATGGCGGCCGTCAACGGTGGGGTGTGGCGAAGCGCGCAGCTGGAGGCCGAACAGCGGGGAGATCCGGCGCCGTTCAAGCAGTGGATCGCGACAGCGGATCCTCGCACTCGGGACACGCATCGGGAGGCCGACAAGCAGCGCACCCTCCTCACCGAGCCGTTCCGGGTAGGGGGCGCGCAGCTCTTGTTCCCCGGCGATCCGACGGGCCCGGCAAACGAGGTCATCAACTGCCGGTGCTCGATGTTCCCGGTGGTGCTCGGCGAAGAGATCGACTGGACAGATAGGCAGGACCCATGACTTTGAGGACAGTTCCTACTGTGGTCGCGGCCGTGTTCTGGCTGGTGCTCTTGGCCGCAGTTTTGGACCGGACGGTTGGCGACAATCCGAGTGCCGCGACCGGCATCTTCGGAGCGGGGGTGGGAGCACTGCTGTGGACCCTGATTGCACTGGACCAGTGGAGGAATCGTGACTAGGACGTGGAGTGCGGTGCTGGCGCGGTTGGGTGTGCCCACCGGCGACGGCCGCATCATCGACCCGGCAGGCGGCTCGTCCCGCGACCTGCCGCTGCCCCTCATGTGGCAGGAGAAGAGCGAGGACGGGCACGGCGGCTCCCGTGTCGTCGGCCGCATCGAGACACTGCGGATCGCCGACGGCATGGTCACCGCCACCGGCAGCATGCTGGAGGACATCCCCTACTCCGTCACCGAGCAGCTGGAGGCCGGAGTCGTCGGCCCGTCCGTCGACCTCGACGACATCGAGTACGTGATGGACGACGCCGAGCGGCTGATCATCACGCAGTGGCGGATCGCAGGCGCCACACTCGTCAGCATCCCGGCGTTCGCGGACGTGTCCTTGACGCTGGATCCCGTCCCAGCGGAGCCCGTAGGACGGGATGGGGCCGTCGAGATGGACGCTATGTGGGCCTCTGCTGCGCCCGAACAGCTGCCCCCAGTGGACTGGTTCCAGCGGCCGGACGTGGACCAGCTCACCCCCCTCGTCGTCACCGACACCGGCCGCGTCTTCGGTCACATCGCCGGGTGGGACACCTGCCACGTCGGCTTGCCCGGCTGCGTCACCCCGCCGAGCTCGCCGACCGGCTACACGTACTTCCACGTCGCCGAGCAGCGCACCCAGGACGGCACCACGCTGCCCGTAGGCACGCTCGTGGCCGGACCCCGGCACGCCGACGCCCAGTTGGCCTTCCGGGCCGCCCAGGAGCACTACGACGACCCGTCCGCCGCCGTCGCCCGCGTGGTGGCAGGCGAGGACGAACACGGCATCTGGGTGGCCGGCTGGC